TCCTTTGGTATTGAAACCAATCAAATCCTTACGATTGGTCACTAACATGTAGTTAGATTTGTGCATTGGTAGTACAGTATGCACTACCTTTTGAGCTTCCTTGTCACCACAAATCATGCAAGTAGTGTATCCTAAACTTACACGTTTGTCATGTATATCTGCATTACAAAGTACACATTGAGACATATAAACCTCCATAAATTGATTAATGAAACACGAAAAGGGAGAGCAGTAATACACCACTCTCCCTCAAATTGATTAAGCAAGCTTCTCAACCTTGCTCTTAGTGCCAGTTGTAGATGTTGGTAAGAATGCTACATAAGGAGCACCCCAACGATTCACTAGTAACATTGCTTTCAAGTCACCAGTGTTAGTCTCAGGAATGAAGAAGTTTACTTCAGCCTTCAACTTAGTACCAAGCTCAGTCATTGTCTTGGAAAGAGAATCAACTGAATCAGCATTGTACTGCCCTTCAGGATCTGCTTTCACAACAATCTTGTTCTTAGTATTCTTAAAGATAGATACGTTACCTTCATATATTTTAGCCATATTGACCTCCAGTTAAATGGTTGATTAAATCGCCTTAAGGGACAACCCCGAAAAGCAAACCCAGTTTGGCTCGGCGAGGTCGGTTTGTCAAGTTTGGCCCCGTACACAGAGAAAGCGTCAAGTTTAAACTAGCAATTATCTACTGGTGGGTGGCACTATCTGTGTGTATGTTGTGGTTTATATCAGGTATTAGATAAGAGTTTCTATTGTATATCAACGTGTTGAGAGGAAGTATCTAAAGTATCTAAGTTTTAGAAGATAATCCTTGGCTACGGCGATTACCTTATATTACCCTAGATTAAGATTTGGAGAGTGATGTATGTAAATTTAATAGATAATTTAGATAGTTTAGATAGTATTCTCCTGCGTATATGGTGTAAACCCCTGTAAACTAAGGCCATTTGGTAATCCAAGTGTAAACTTTCGCTATCTAAAACTCAAGATGTTGTGTCAAGTATGCTTTTAGATACTAGATAGATGTATAACTTTACACCAAATGTACCACAACCTGTAAACTAAAGGTTTAACTTGACGTTTAATCTAAGATAATGTCGTGCCGAAACCCCCCGACGTATGGGATATATATTATTAAAAAATAAAAGACAAAAAAAAGGAGAGAGCTTGTTAGGCTCCCTCCGTTCTCCTTAGTGTAGTTTTCTAGCTGGGTTGTGTGAGACTGTTACATTGTCTGCTTCGATCTCTGTATCATGCTTCAGCTTGAATGCTAGGTTCTTGGCGTCAGCTTCCTTGTAGTACCATCTTGAGTAAAGGTTTCCGTATTCAATCCAATCTACTCGGTACTCTCTTTTACAATCTTTCATTGACATAATTGTCTCCAGTTTGTTGTGAGGGGAGATTGCTCTCCCCTCGGGGTTAAGTTAGGCTAGCTTAGTCACTTTTGACTTGGCTTGACCCTCGGCCTTGGCTGGCAAGATAGTAATTCTAGGATTACCGTATCTGTCAGCCATTAGTAGAACATCAGTTCCACCGTCAGCCTTGAAGAAACTCCACTTATGTAGTGGCATTTTCTTCGCCTTACTAAGTTCCATAGCCTTAGCATATAGTTCCTTAGCGTTAGTTGAATTCCAAGCACCGTTTAGGTCGCGCTTCAGGGCAATCTCACCCTTGGTGTTAGCAACTAGGCTAACATTACCTTCAAAGATTCTACTCATGTAGACCTCCAGTTGTTAGTCAGTATTCCCGCTGACTGTTCGGGTATCAACGTTTTGTTGATGATTTAACTATGGGTTAAATTTACAGTTTTGTCAAGTATGGGCTATTTGCTAGGGTTTTACCTTGTATATATTTTGACTATTGGATTAAATGGCAGGGGGGGACATGGACACGCGATTGACCCCTCCCCCCCATATAAGTAAACCTCACATAACAAGACCCAAAAAATCCAAGTGTAAAGTTTCACTTGCGCTTGACAGCTCGGTAATTTTAGGCATAATGTTTTAGTTATGGACACTATACCTTTGAAACATACAAAGTGGTCTGACCGTTTCGCCTTCGATACAGCGCTTATGCTAGAAGGCAGCGGAGAGACTTTAGACGAAGTAAAAGATCGGCATAATATTACTGCCGAGGATATACTCGTGTTTAATAAAGATCCTATATTTCTTAAGAAGGTAACTTCTTATAGAGATGAGATTAAAGAGAAAGGCATGACTTTCAAACTGAAAGCTCGTGCTCAAGCAGAAGAACTACTAACAACCTCTTGGAGTTTAATCCACAGTCCAGATACTTCGGCTGCGGTTAAAGCTGACCTTATTAAATCCACAGTTAAGTGGGGTGGGCTTGAACCTAAGGGTGACGTTACAACGGAGGGTGCAGGTGGAGGAGTTAAGATCACAATCAATCTCGGAGGACAAGAACATCCAGCAACTGTTATCGACGCTGAGGCAGTTGAAGACACAACAGCGATTGGAAGTTCTTAAAAATTTTACGGATTCATACGAAGGTAGTAAGTCAACATCGTTTGACACTATCTCAGACTATGATAATTTCACTTACAAATTAGTAAAACTAGGTATATCCTACAGAACTAAAATTCTGAAAAGAAAGAATATACCAACGCAGTATATAGTTATACTGTTAGAAAAGGAGGAAGCATGATTGTATTTGGTCATACGCCTCGGGAATGGACGAGACGAGTAAGGTATCATAAGAAACCTATCATTGCTTGTATTGTTAGTTTCATTCTTGGCGCGGTTATTTTCTAATGGATATTGATTACACCCCTACAAAGACGTGTAAAGATTTTATGGCATCTGATGCAAAGATGCGTGTACTTATGGGGCCTGTTGGTTCGGGTAAATCAGTAGCCAGTTGTTTTGAAGTAATACGTCGAGCATCGCAACAGGCTCCTAACAAACAAGGTATTCGTAAATCACGAGTAGCTATTGTCCGTGAAACTGCACGTCAGTTGCAGGATACGACAATTAAAACTTTTTTAGATTGGTTTCCAACGGGAGTGTGTGGAAACTTTATGCGTACTACAAAAACTTTTTTCTTTAAGGTTGGTGATGTTGAGTGTGAAGTAATGTTTCGTGCACTTGATGATGCTGACGATGTTGCAAACTTGAACTCACTTGAATTAACATTCGCATGGTTTAACGAGTGTAGAGATATTCACCCAGATATTATGGACGCGATGTCAAAACGTATTGGTCGTTTTCCATCTGCTAAAGATGGTGGGCCATCATGGTTTGGTATGTGGGGTGACACTAACCCCCCGACTATGGATACTTGGTGGTATTATCAAATGGAAGGGCTTGATTCTAAAGATGGAGTTAGTCCTAATGATAACGGATGGAAAGTGTTTAAACAACCATCAGGTCGTAGCCCGTTAGCAGAAAACATAGAAAATTTACCTGAAGGTTATTATGATACTCAAGGTAGGTCAGATGAATATATTCGAGTTTATGTAGATGGGGAATATGGGTTAAGTTCTGCGGGACAACCTGTGTATAAATATTTTAGACCAGACTATCATATTGCGGCACAAACCCTACGTCCGATTATAAATGGTGTACGTCCAGTTGTAGTTGGTATGGATTTAGGCTTGACACCAGCGGCAGTAATAGGGCAACAAGATCCTCGCGGGCGGACGTTGATTCTCGATGAGGCAGTAAGTTTCGATATGGGCATACAGCGTTTCGTCCGCACCATACTCAAACCATTAATCTTTGAACGGTTTACTGGAGCACCTGTTATGGTTATCTGTGATCCAGCAGGTATACAACGTGCTCAAACTGATGAACGATCAGCAGTAGATATTATTAAAGCAGAAGGTCTGCGTGTAATGCCAGCTAAAACAAATAGCGTGTCAGCACGTTTGTCTTCTGTTGATGATTACTTGATGCGTCAGGTAGACGGCGATGCAGCTTTTCTACTTGATCCAAAATGTACACAGCTTAAAGCAGCAATGATGGGAGGATATAGATTCCACAAAAAGAATGGCAACATAGAGAAAAATAAACATTCACATGTTGCAGAAGCGCTACAGTATCTTATGCTGCATATTAATCACGCGAGTGATGCAGCATATACTTTACAGAAAAGACAAGTCAAAAGGGTTGCGGCAGCGGGTTGGACTTGATATAATTCGCCTGTCACTTGATGTTTCATTCATGTTACTCCTTGTAGCCCCTGCTGGTTTGCCCCTAGCGGGGGTTACTTTTATGTTAGACAAACACAAACTTGTGTGTATACTATGATGTAATATATACTTATTGGAGGTTGTTTATGACTAAAAGAGAGATGAAACTGCGGGAAGAATACTTTGATGGCCCGGCTTCTGATAGCATGAGCCTTATGCAGTATTTTCTGTCTAAAGGTTTTGACCCTCGAAAAGAAGCAAAGAAAACATCTGGTGGTAGTACAGTACCAAAATATAAAGATGGTGGTGAAGTACCAAAACAATTTAAAGGATTTGCTAAGTTACCAGAGTCTGTTCAAAAAAAGATAGATCCAAAGTTGGCAAAAAAGGTTTAGGAGGTTATTATGAAAGGAAGTTGTGGTCAAGGTAAACCTTACATGAAAATTGAGTTACCAGTTAGGGAATACAAAGACGGCGGTGTAGTTTACACTGACAAAAATGATCCTGATGATAAAGTTAAAATGAAGGATCTTGAAGTTATGGAAAAAAAGAATAAAGATAAAGAGAAAAAATATTAGAGGTATAATACGGTAATGCTACAAGTAATCGATAATGCGACTCTTGTTCAGCAAGAGAAAGAGTTACGAGACAAAGCGCTCGCTGATCGTCAAGCGGATAGCGTTGTACTTGGTATTACATCTCATCTACGAACATGTTGGGACGCAGCTAAGCGTTCTAAGAAACCACTTGAAACAGTTATGCTCAAAGCTTTACGTCAACGTAATGGTGAGTATGAAGCAGATAAATTACAACAGATTCATCAGCAAGGCGGTTCTGACATCTACATGATGATAACAGAAGTTAAATGTCGTGCTGCTGAGAGTTGGTTGCGTGATATTCTTCTTGACCAAGGAACTCCCCCTTGGGATTTGCAACCAACACCTATTCCAGATTTATCTCCTGACCAAACTGCAGAACTACAAAATGTATTTGCAGCAGAAGTTGTGAAGATGATCGAGCAACATCAGAAAGCACCAACACCTGATGACATTGCTGAAATGAAAGAGATGCTAACGCAAGACTATAGATTTAAACTTTTGCAAGATGCAGATAACCGTGCAAAGAAAATGAAAGTAAAAATTTCAGATCAGTTTGCACAAGGTGGTTGGGGAGAATCATTTAACGATTTTATTACTGACTTAGTTACTTACCCGTGTGCTTTCTTGAAAGGCCCTGTTGTTCGTAGGCAACGTAAGTTAGTTTATACAAAAGATGAAATGGGTAGAACTACTGTAGAAGCTGGTGAAGTTATTGCTCCAGAGTTTGAAAGAGTTGATCCATTTAAAGTATATCCAGAACCCGGTATTACTAATATACGGGATGGATATATATTTGAACACCATCCACTAAGTCGTACTGAACTTGCAGATATGATTGGAGTTCCCGGTTACGATGAAGATGCAATTAGAAAAGTTTTAGAATTAGGTAATGGTCAATCATGGATCAACGAAGATGTTGAGATGATGAAAGACGAAGAAGAACGTAAGTTCCATACCGAGTCTAGACCTACCGACATTTATGACGCTCTAGAGTTCTGGGGTAAAGTCAGTGGTAAGATGCTTGTCGAATGGGGAATGGACGAAGAAGAAATTGAAGATCAAGCTCGTGAGTATGATGCTAATGTTTGGATTGTAGGTAACTATGTTATCAAAGCAGTTCTTAACTATGATCCCCTTGGTGAAAAACCTTACGCCAAAACTTCCTTTATTAAGTCTCCGGGGGCGTTTTGGGGTAAGGGGATTCCCGAAATTATTGAAGACATACAAGGTGTATGTAACGCATCAGCTCGTGCATTAATTAATAACATGGGTATTTCATCAGGCCCTCAAGTTGAAGTAAACCTTGAGCGTATCCCACCTAATGAAGATATTACTCAGTTACATCCTTGGAAGATATGGCAGGTAACTAATGATCCATTTGGTTCTAGTTCTCCTGCAGTCCGATTTACACAACCAGACGATAACGCTAATACGTTAATGGCTGTATATGATAAGTTTAGTAAATTAGCTGACGACCATTCAGGTATTCCCTCTTATGTTTATGGTGACTTGAATGTGTCAGGGGCAGGACGTACTGCATCGGGGTTATCTATGTTAATGGGGTCAGCTGGTAAGGGAATACGTCAAGTAGTGATGCACATAGATAATGATGTAATTAAACCAGTTGTTCATCGACAGTTTGTTTATAACATGCGGTATGATGAAGATGAAAGTATTAAAGGTGATGTTGATATTATGCCTAGAGGAGCAGTTAACTTAGCTGTTAAAGAAACTGTCAACATGCGTCGAATAGAATTTCTTAATGCAACAGCCAACGAAATGGATATGCAGATTGTTGGTAAGGAAGGCCGTTCCGCGATTCTTCGTGAAATTGCTAAAGGGTTGCAAATGCCTGTGGATGATATTGTTCCATCTCGGGAAAAGTCCAGTCATGATGAGAAGATAAAAGCTGAGATGATGAAAGCTCAGCAGCAAGCAGAAATGCAAGCACAAGCTGCTCAACCTGATGGTTCTCCCAAAGGTGGAATGGAAGCAAACACAGTTGGTAACGGTGGCGCTGGGAGGTCAAGATGAAACGGCCTAGTCCAGAAGTTATCAAGGCGTTAGCTAACACTGTACGTCAATACCCAGAAGTCTTAGAGTGGCTTGAAGGATGGAGTACAGAGGAGTTATCGCGGCTACCAAACGCTACACAAAATACGGCACTTGCACAGGGGCGGTGTCAGGTTTTGTTAGAGCTAAGTAAGCTCGTAAAAGAGTCCCCTGAAACGGCGGCAAAGTCATGATGAAGACAGCTGCTTTTAATTACGCACACCGATAGGAGCGATTATGGGAATACCAAAGCAAGTTCAGAAACAGTCTGAGGAAGTACAAGAGTTGTATAAAGAGTTAAACGGCGAAACAGAAACAGCACAGGTGGAGGAAAAAACTCCTGCTACCGAGGCTCCTGAAGTACCTGTTGAGCAGCCTATAGAACAACCTTCCGACAGTGTAGAAGATCAGGCACCGAAGTCTGAGCCACAAGAGCAAGTGGAGTCAGACACTAAACCAAAAGAAACTTGGGAACAAAAGTACAAGACGTTACAAGGGATGTATAACGCCGATGTTCCGCGCCTAAACGCAAAGAACAGAGAAGTTAACGCCCGTGTTTCCCAACTGGAACAGTTGCTAGGAACTATGCAACAATCAGCCAAACCTGAAGAACCAGTATCTACAGATCCTTTGATCACAGATGCTGATATGAAAGAGTATGGTGATTCGATTGATGTTATGAGACGAGCAGCTCGTGAAGAAGTCAATGCCGCAAATGGGCGGATTGCGCAGTTGGAGAAAACAATTCAACAGCTACAAGGAGTTGTGCCACAAGTACAGCAAGTACAAGCACAGCAACAAGCTAGCAGTGAACAAGCGTTTTGGGCTGGACTTACCAATGAAGTACCTAATTGGCAAGATATTAATAACAATGCAGACTTTCAGTCTTGGTTGTTATCTATCGATCCACTAACAGGTATTTCACGTCAAACATATCTGGAGGATGCACAGAAGAATCTAGATACAAAACGTGTGGCGAGTTTCTTTGCGGCTTGGGAAAAGGAATTTGGAGTACCCGAAACTGCTCGTGAGAATCGATCAAATACTAATTCACAACTTGAGAAACAAGTTGCACCGGGACGAGGACGTGCTGGTAAACCTGCATCTCAAGAATCTAAGAGTTATTCTCCTGCAGACATCCAAAAGTTTTTTGATGATGTTCGTAAGGGAAAATTTAAAGGTCGTGATGAAGAACGTGGTCGAATGGAAAGGGACATTTTCTCTGCACAGAGAGAAGGTCGAATCGTAACTGCTTAATTAAAAGGAGGTCATAATGGCTAAATTTGCAGTATCTCCGGGCCGCCCGGATTATAGCGGCAATTTCATTCCAGAAATCTGGAGTGGGAAGCTGATTGAGAATTTCTACGATGCTACGGTATTGTCAGCAATCTCAAACACGGATTACGAAGGTGAAATCCGACAGATGGGTGATACGGTTAATATCCGTACTACACCAGAAATCACCATCAAAACGTATGTCAAGGGACAAACCCTTGCAGTAGAAAACCCTGATAAGGCTAAACTACAACTAGTTATCGACAAAGGTGAATACTTTGCTTGTGTTGAAGATGACGTTGACCAAGTTCAGTCTGACATCGCATTGATGGATCAATGGTCTAAAGACGCTTCAGAGCGAATGAAGATTAAGATCGATCAAAGGGTTCTAACTGACATGTTGACTGATGTACACGCTAATAACAAAGGACAAACAGCGGGAGCAATCTCTGGTAACATCGATCTAGGTGTAGCCGGTACTCCAGAAGCGCTTACTAAGTCTAATGTTATTGACTTACTAATCAACATGGGAACGGTACTTGATGAGGCTAACTCACCTGAACAGGATAGATTTGTAATCATTCCTGCGAAGATGGCTGGTCTAATCAAGCAATCTGATCTGAAAGACGCATCAATTACTGGTGATGGTTCTTCTCCTTTGAGAAATGGCCGTCTTGGTATGATTGATCGTTTCACTGTTTACGTTTCTCACAACCTAAAGAAAACTGCGGGTGGTGAGTTTAGTGTAATCGGTGGTCATAAAATGGGCTTTACGTTTGCATCTCAGATGACAAACATGGAGACTATTAGATCAGAGACTACCTTTGGCAACATAATCCGTGGTTTACAAGTTTATGGCTATAAAGTTACTAAGCCAGAAGCTTTGGCAACCGCCATCGTAACGCTTTAAGGAGGGTGAAATATGGCTACATATAATGATGGAACTGGTTATAATTTTGGTACTGGTACCGCGCACGTTGCTGCAGGTATCAACAAAGTATCATCTATAACTGTAGAGCTAAACTTCGCTACTATCACTACTGACAGAGCAGCAGCTGGTCTGACTGCTTTAGCAGGTGCTGATATTCTTGAAGTTATCCGAGTCCCAGCAAAAACTTTGGTCACTAACGTGGCTCTAGAAGTTACTACTGCTGAGGGCGGAACACTAACAGTTGACGTTGGTGACGGCGATAATCCAGATGGTTATCTGGATGGAGTTAATGGTAATGCTACAGCAGCTTACCTTACTGTCGCTGGAACTGATGCCTTTGAAGCTGGTAAGTATTACACAGCCGCTGACACTATTGACATTGTGCTAAACAATGCCGCTGATGCAGCAGTTATGAAACTTACAGCTGTAATGGTAGACTGTTCATAATATTGATTGGGGGGCTTAGGCCCCCCTCTCTATAGGAGATGTTATGGCTAAAGGTATGAAACATTATTTCCGTGATGGAACTGAGCATAAAGGTGGTACACATAAGATGCCTAATGGTCAGCTACATTCTGGGAAAACACATGGTAAAACTAGTAAACGTTTATTTCATTTAAAAGAATTAAGTGCTACGGCACAAAAAAAGGCTAAAGCATAATGGCAAAAATTGATAAATCTAAGATGGCTTGTAACAAACCAAAACGTCAGGTATCTGGCGGTAAGAAGTTTGTTGTTAAAGCATGCCAAAATGGTAAAGAAAAAGTAATTAGATTTGGAGATGCTAATATGAAAATTAAAAAAGACCAACCGGGGAGACGTAAAAGTTTTCGAGCTAGACATGGTTGTGATAGCAGACCCCCATCTAAAATGACGGCTCGTTATTGGTCGTGTAAAAAGTGGTAATTTATTATGGCAGCACCTAAAGCAAAATCAAAAAAAGACGCGTGTTACTATAAAGTTAAAGCACGTTATTCAGTTTGGCCTTCGGCTTATGCTTCAGGAGCCTTGGCAAAATGTAGAAAAGTTGGAGCAGCTAATTGGGGAAATTCTAAAAAGAAGAATACAAGTTCCTCAAAAAGTGGTAAAAGAGGTTAACAAATGGCAGTAAGAAAAACTGAGGAAGGAGCAAAGTTAAAACGTTGGTTTAAAGAAAAATGGGTAGATGTAAAAACAGGCAAGCCTTGCGGCAGACAACAAGGAGAGAAACGTGATTACCCTTATTGTCGCCCGTCTAAACGAGTATCAAAAGATACACCCAAAACCGCGTCGGAACTTTCAGCTTCTGAAAAACGTTCTCGTACTGCTGCAAAGAAAAGTTCTAAGAAAGTAAAACGAGTATAGGAGGATACAATGATTAGATGGCTTAGAAATACAAAAGACGGTGAGATTTATGAGTGGGATGAAATTCTTGCTGAAAATCCATTGACTGAAGAAGTTACTGAAGAACAAGCGTTCCCAGAAAAATTTCTAGATAAGAAAAAGAAAAACCGTAAAGCTAAAGTAAATTTGGAAACTGAAGTCCCTGAAGTAGGTGATGATACTCCAGAAGAATTAGCTGAAGAAGCAACAAGAGGTTTAGAGCGAGCTAG